ATCAATTTTGCATTAAACATGAAGGCTAAAGGTGTAAACCAGTCTTCATGTTTAGCAATTGAGAGCTCAGACATAACTGTTGCTACAGCTTTGACTCTTGCTTCTTGCCTTAATGGATCTAAATGGGTAAGGCTAACATCAGAAGCTCTCAAGAGCGAACATCTCGATATAACTCATATCTTTTATCAAACTGATATGGACTATAAGAACGATAATATTGTAATATCAAAAATAGATAGAAGTTGGACCATGACACCAAAAGGTGTTGAGGTTTCGTTTCCTGGATATAAGAGCTTAGATTCAACTTGGGGTATTACTCAGTCTTCTGGCACGACTGGTACTGCTAAGTTTATGGAAATATCTTATGGGAAGTATTGGGAAAGAGTTTATAATAACAACGCTTATATTCTCGAAGGCGTTAAGAAAATTGGTATCCTTTACACGCCATTAAAATCAACCGTTCAATATAGAGCTGTTACTCATATACTAAGTGATATTCCTATAATTGTTGGACTTCAATATGAAGATCTCCCAAAGCATCCTGGATTGTTAATTGCAGGATCTCATCAGCAGTCATTAGCATTGATGAGAGGTAAAACACCTCCTGAAACTCCATACGATGTTATATGCGAGTTAGGTGGGTCTGCTACTAGTAGAACACAAATTGCTTCTTTGCTTCCACATTTTAAAATTGTTAGCTCTGGTTATGGTTCAACTGAAACAGCTAGAACTTCATTAATCAAGTGGACGCATGTTGATCAATATGAGCCATTTTGTGTTGGTAAACCATATAAGGACGTTGAGGTAAGAATTGAAGATGGTGTAATCCTGCTGAGAACACCAAGAAACATTTCTGGGTATCTTGGTGGTGAACAGTTTGAATGGTTCCAATCTGGTGATATGGGATATATGGATGATGAAGGTAAGCTGTATGTCACTGGTCGTTTGAATGAACGATTGAACATTGGCGGTATCAAAGTTGATCCAAATGAAGTTGATGCTTACACCAAATCTCTTGGTGGTGTTATTGATTGTCTAACGTTTCAGAACACAGAGCTAGATGTTAGAGAACAATTGTCAGCTATGATCATAACCAAACTCGATGTTGATTTGTATAGCATTTTCCAACAATGTAAGGACAAATTAGGCGTTTCAAAAACACCTAAGAACTTCTATCTTTGTTCTGAAATACCTAGAAACGAATCTGGTAAACCTTCGCGCAAAGATGCGATGAAAGCTATCGAAGGTATGATCCCAATCAAGTACATTTTCCCTTGATTTTTTCAGCAATCTAGGGTATTATATAACCTATTGCTTGGAGGATTTATGAAGTTTTACACAAACGTTTACCAACGTGGTGATAAAGTATATTTGCGCGGATACAATGATGGACAGCTTGTAGAGGAGATTATCCTCTACAAGCCATATCTGTTTCTGCCTAAGAAGGATGGCTTTTACCGCACACTCGACGGTAAAGCCTGCGAGAAGATGCAGTTTGAAAGCATATCAGACGCCAAAGACTTTTGTGAGAAGTATAAGGATGTCTCGAACTTTGAGTATTTTGGGCTTACTCATTTTATGTACATGTACATTTATGATAATTACCCTGGTGAAATTCAATATGACCCATCATTGGTTTCTGTAGTCAGTCTCGATATTGAGTGCGCAGCTGACGAGGGATTCCCAGACATTCAGAAAGCAGATAAGGAAATCACAGCTATCACTGTTCGTAAGAATGGTAGAAGCGTCGTATTCGGCTGTGGTGAGTTTGTGAGTGAAGATCCGTCAGTGACTTATGTAAAGTGTCCTGACGAACAAACGTTGTTGTTCAAATTCATTCAGGTATGGAATCATCCTACTATGAAGCCTGATGTTATGACAGGTTGGAACATTGAGTTCTTTGATATTCCTTACCTTATCAATCGCATGAAGCAAATTATTGGTGAACAAGAGACTAAGAAGTTTTCTCCTTGGAAGATCCTTGAAGAGCGTACTATCGAGTTCAAGGGTAAAGAGAATCAAACATACAACATTGTCGGAATCAATGTTCTTGATTATTATCAGCTGTATCGTAAGTTTACGTTCGGCAATCAAGAGTCGTACAAGCTTGATTACATCTCGCAGATTGAACTTGGCGAAAAGAAGGTTGATTACTCTGAGTACGGTGACTTGCTCGAACTTTATAAGAACAACTTTCAAAAGTTTATCGAGTATAACATCCAAGATTGCGTGCTTGTTGATAGGCTCGACGAAAAGCTTAAGTTCATTGAACAGGTTATGGCGTTGGCGTATGATGCCAAGGTAAACTATGGCGATACTATGACGACTGTTCGTCCATGGGATGTAATCATTCACAACTATCTGCTTGATCGTCGTATTGTTATTCCTCAGTTCGAACCTTCTAGGCAGGAGTTCGAGCTTGTTGGTGGTCACGTGAAGGAACCTATCCCAGGTTTGTATAAGTGGGTTGTATCATTCGATTTGAACAGCCTCTATCCACATTTGATTATGCAGTATAACATTAGTCCTGAAACTTTTGTTGGTAGGTCAGATAGTTTCCCAACAATTGATGATATTATTAAACATCCTGAAATGAAATATAGTAAGTCTGCACCTGATGGTAAATCGACCTGCGCAATTGCTGCCAATGGTTGCTACTATCATAAGGACAAGCAAGGGTTTCTACCTCAGCTTATGGAAACAATGTACGACGACCGTACAAAGTATAAGAAGTTGATGATCGAAGCCAAGAAGAGATATGAGGAAACTCACTCTCGTGAAGACGAGATGTTGATCGCCCGCTATCATAATATGCAGATGGCCAAGAAAATTCAGTTGAACTCAGCTTACGGTGCTCTCGGTAATCGTTACTTCCGTTGGTTCAATTTCAATAATGCCGAAGCTATCACTATGTCTGGTCAGCTTTCTATCCGTTGGATTGAGAAGAAGATGAACCAGTTTATGAACAAGGTTTGTAAGACCAAGGGCATAGACTTTGTTGTTGCTTCTGATACCGACTCAATCTATGTTACCTTTGATAGATTGATACCTGAAGGTAGTGATGAACTTGAGGCTGTAAAGTTAATCGATCAGTTCTGTGAGAAAAAGATCCAGCATTATATCAACTCATGTTACGACGAGCTAGCTGGTATGATGAATGCTTATCAGCAAAAGATGCAAATGAAGCGTGAAACTATCGCTAATAAAGGTATTTGGCGTAAGAAGAAGATGTATATCCTCAATGCTTGGAATGTTGAAGGTGTTCAGTATGATAAGCCAAAGCTGAAGATTCAGGGTATTGAAGCTGTTCGTTCATCAACACCTCATGTCTGTCGTGAGAAGATTAAAGAAGCACTGGCTATTATTATGAACGGAGATGAAGAAACTCTCCAGTCATTCATTGAAAAGTTTCGCGATGAGTTTCTTGAGTTGCCATTCGAACAGGTTGCGTTTCCAAGAGGTATCAAAGGACTTGACAAATATAAAGACAGCTCTCAGATATATATAAAGGGTACACCGATTCAGGTGAAGGGTGCTTTGCTGTTTAACAATCTATTGAAGGCTAGAAAGATAAAGTCTATCCCACCGATTGTTGATGGCGATAAAGTCAAGTTTGCATATCTAAAAATGCCTAATCCGATCCATGATACAGTTATCGCTGTACCTGATGAGATGCCCAAAGAGTTTAATCTTGATAAGTATGTTGATCGTGAAATGCAGTTCTCCAAAACTTTCTTGGAGCCTATCAACTCTATCGCTGAGGTTATCAATTGGCACACAGAGAAAAAGTCAACACTAGAGGAGTGGTTTCAATGAATATAGATGAAGACAATGACTTTGGGTTTACATTTGCTGATACGTCAGAAGTAAAAGATAAAGTGCAAGGATTGAGAGATATGATAATGCCTTTGCTAAACAATTTGTTAAAGAATCCTGAGAAAGACACTATCGTTTGGCCAGATAGAGAAAAGAAAATCAAAGCATTCATTAAAAAGATGGATGCATATATTAGTAGTTGACAAATATCATATTACAAGGTATACTATAATATCTTGAGAGATTGGTTCCCACATGAAGGATATAATATGTCATTGAAAGAACGTTTGATTAAAAATAGCACAATTGACTTGACTGCAACGCTTGAAGATAGTAAGATCTTTACTAAGAAAGATATGATTCCAACCTCTGTTCCTATGATCAACGTAGCGTTGTCTGGTTCAGTTGATGGTGGTATTACTCCTGGTTTGACTATGTTGGCTGGCCCATCAAAGCATTTCAAGACTGGCTTTGCTTTGCTTCTTGCCTCTGCTTTCCTTAAGAAGTATAAAGATGGTATCATCCTGTTTTATGATTCTGAGTTTGGTACTCCTCAGTCTTATTTTCAAACGTTTGGTATTCCTTTTGATTCTGTGGTTCATACACCGATCACTGACGTTGAAGAACTGAAGTTTGATATTATGCAGCAGATGAAGGAATTAGGTCGTGATGATCATGTTATGATTATCATTGACTCGATTGGTAACCTTGCGTCTAAGAAAGAAGTTGATGATGCTCTTGATGGTAAGAGCGTAGCAGATATGACTCGTGCTAAGCAGCTTAAGTCTTTGTTCCGTATGATTACTCCACACTTGTCTCTTAAGGATATTCCTATGGCTGTGATCAATCATACATATAAAGAAATTGGTCTATACCCCAAGGATATCGTCGGTGGTGGTACAGGATCTTATTACGGTTCAGATAACATCTGGATACTTGGACGTCAACAGGAGAAAGATGCAGATGGTATTTCAGGTTATCACTTCGTTATTAATGTCGAAAAGTCAAGATACGTTCGAGAAAAATCAAAGATCCCAATCACCGTCAGTTTTGAAGGTGGTATTAACAGGTGGTCTGGTCTTCTTGATGTTGCTCTTGACGGCGGTTATTTGGTCAAGCCTAAAAACGGCTGGTATGCTACCGTAGATAAGGAAACTGGAGAAGTACGCACTCCATCATTCCGTGCTGGTGATATTGTGGATAATAAGAAGTTTTGGGTGGATATGTTCTCTGATACTGACTTCGCCAAGTATATTGAGAACAAGTATAAGATGGCCACTGGTGCAATTATGGAGACTGAAGATGACGAGTAATACTGGCTGGAAAAATATCTCAACCTTTTGGAGTGATGATCATAGTAAGAAGGCAACGGTGAATGTTGATAAGTCAACCTGCTGCTACTTTGTTGATTATTATCTAAACGATTGTTCTGTTCGTTCGATTTCATATCCAGGCAAGAGCTTGTATTGGGTTGAGGATTGCGCTGAGAATTACACTCAAGGCATTTTGTTTCCAGATAACAATGTCAAAGCTTCTTAATTATACAGCACCATTAAGACCCTCGGTGGAAATAGGTTCACCGAGGATGGCGAAGTTTGCGAAAGATGTACGGGAGAACAGGTGGACATGGCGATTGAAAATACGATTTTTGGGGGTTTGGTATACAATGAAGAATACGCTCGCAAGTGCATACCCTTTCTCAAAGAGGAATATTTCTCTTCGCAGGATCAAAAAGCGTTATTCCGACTCATTAAAGAATATGTAGACAAGTATAATGCTTTTCCTACAAAGGAAGTAATGGCTATTGACTTGTCTAACACTGATGGCATAAGCGAAGATACCTTTAAGAACTGTAAGGAATTGATTAGTGGTCTCACAAACGACAAAGAAACACAAATCGATTGGCTCTTGGACCAAACAGAAAAGTTTTGTCAGGACAAAGCAATCTATAATGCGATCATGGCGTCAATCGGGATTCTTGATGACAGTACTGGAAAAACCTCAAAAGGCGCTATACCTCAAATCCTTTCGGACGCACTTGCTGTATCCTTTGACACGCATATTGGTCATGACTTCATTGAAGACGCGGATTCACGCTATGACTTCTACCACACCAAGGAAATTAGAATCCCGTTCGATCTCGACTACCTCAACAAAGCAACGAACGGTGGGTTGCCTAAGAAAACGCTCAACATTGCTCTAGCTGGTACTGGCGTTGGTAAGTCACTGTTTATGTGTCATTGTGCAGCGTCTAATCTAATCAATGGATTGAACGTATTGTACATTACGATGGAGATGGCGGAAGAAAAGATTGCAGAGCGTATTGACGCCAACCTGCTTGATACTCCTATTGATCAACTAGCACTATTGCCTAAGGATATCTACGATAAGAAGGTCGCGCGTATTCGTAGTAAAACTCAGGGTAAGTTGATCGTTAAGGAGTACCCTACAGCATGTGCAGGGTCTGCTAACTTCCGCCATCTTCTAAACGAACTTAAGTTGAAGAAGAACTTTGTACCAGATATTATCTACATTGATTATCTAAACATCTGTATGTCATCGAGGATTAAGCATGGAGCCAACGTCAATTCTTATACCCTTATCAAAGCAATCGCAGAAGAACTACGAGGGCTTGCAGTGGAGTTCAATGTACCTGTCGTCTCTGCGACTCAAACAACTAGAAGCGGATATTCGAACAGCGACGTGGGACTGGAAGATACATCAGAATCCTTCGGACTCCCAGCCACAGCTGATTTTATGTTTGCACTCATCGCGTCCGAAGAGCTTAATGACCTCGGTCAAATTATGGTTAAGCAGCTCAAGAATCGCTATAATGATCCAGGGTTGTATACTAAGTTTTGTGTTGGTGTGGATCGCAGCAAGATGCGGCTATACGATGTAGAGCAATCGGCTCAGGATGATTTGGTTGGTAGTGCTAGAAAACGACAGGAGGATAAATCGGTTTTTGATAGTAGTAAGTTTGGTAACGAAGATAGTGAACGAAATAAACCAAAGTCCAAGTTCGATAAATCAAAATTTGCGGGGTTCAAATGAGCAAGCGTAAGATGGTCTATAATCTGGTTGAAGGTAAAGATAAGTCGATGTATGATGTACTGGAGGAAACTACTGGACAGGTGATTAAGTCATTTGCTGGTGATAGGTTTTCAGAGGCAAGAGCCTTTATGCGTCACTTGAACCTTGGTGGTGGGTTTGATGGATGGACTCCAACATTTTTATTGAAAAAAATTAAAATACCTGTCTAAAAACTACTGTATTCTGTATAAATAATATCAGAGTGAATTATGTATGTGTCTGCGCAACACAGAGGCAAGAATAGTACGGTTCAGGAATAGTTGGGAATAACGGTGGGGTTCCGCCCAACCATAATTTCACTTAGGGAGTAGAGGGAGGCGGTCGTCGTGGACTGTCTCCCTTTTTTCGTTTATAAATATAAGATAAAACGGAGATAAGTATGGCAGCTGTTAGCGACAAAGAATTGATACCTTCTAAATTTGGATTGGGTGATAAGCCAGTAACTTTGGCAACACTTAAGAGCACTATTGTATCAAAATTAAACAGTAAAAATCCAGCTGTAAAAGCATTTTGCCTTCATCTGTTAGAGAGCTCTTGTAAAGGTTCAACAACTATCAGTAAAACAACGGTTCGTTTAACTGAAAAAGAAATTAATATTATATTGAAAGATTTTGGTGAGTTAACTGGAGCAGCTTACGTTTTATCAGTTTGTAAGTTGTATAAGTCGGTTAAGTTCCCAACAGGCAATGAAAAGCTTATCGATTATATTATGGTTAGAAAAGACGGTCTTGAAGAGAAGTTTTCAGCAAAAGCCGGGCAGGGTGGTAAACCATCAATTACTTCTTTGATGCCAGCTATTGATGCAATGGATAAAGAGTCAAGTTTATCTCCTAAGATGAAAAAAGCTATTAAGGTAATTAAACTTATCTCCACTGAAGAGAAAAATGGATTATATCTTGGGCCATTGAAAGCTGCAAAGTTTTTAAAAACTCCTGGTTATACTGCATTAATTAAAACAATTAAACAGTTTGATGTAAATCCACAAAGCGATGTTCCGACTTCAGAAGAATTAGAATATGCTATACATGGAATGGCTGGGTTTAAAGGCGTCATGTCAGCTTGTAAAGAATTTTTCAATGCTGCTGGATATACTGTTAACGAAACAGTCACTAAACGTTTGATTGAAACACCAAGAGCAGGTAAAGAAAAAGTTTGGGGTGTTTTACATTATCCAATTACAGCTGAATTAATTAGATGGTTGAATGATGACAAGAATGGCGCTAAAGAAGTATTGACTGCTGCAGCGACCACATTGACTGTAAATCAAATTTACCTAGATACAAGCAGCAGCGGATATAAGTATGCTGTTAAGAGTTTTTCAAAAGGTACATTCCAATTTGGATCACCTAGTAGTATGCCAAGACCAACAAACAACAGAATCGGTTTTACTATGGTTAAAAGTAAAGCTACTAAGTCTGGATTACCAGATCACTAAGGAATAATATGATAAAGTTCAACACCTTCTTAATAGAATCATTAGATATCGAAAAGCTTAAACACCTTGAGCATGTCGAGGATCATATTATTCATGGCGGACATGAAGGTGTTGTTCATGCTCATGAAACATTATCTGATGTCCTAGCTATTCTTGAAGGTAAACCAAGAAAAAGCTTCGGTCAACAGACTAGAATCACAACCAAGTATGACGGTGCTCCATCTATTGTATTCGGCGTCAACCCAGAGAATGGTAAGTTCTTTGTTGCTACTAAGTCAGCGTTCAATAAAAACCCAAAGCTAAACTATTCTGAGAGAGATATTGAAGAAAATCATGGGCATGCACCAGGGCTTGTTTCAAAATTAAAAGATGCGCTCAGAGAATTACCTAAGATTATGCCTAAGAGCGGTGGTGTATTCCAAGGCGATATGATGTACACAGCTGAAGACCTAGTAAAAAACAAGAACGGTTCATACAGCTTCACTCCAAACACTACAACATATACAACTGATAACGACGAAAACCATCGTAGTGCTGAAGTCGCTAAGGTCGGTGTTGTTGTCCACTCACGTTATGTTGGTAAGTCATTGGCTGACGCTAAGGTAAGTTTTGATGTTGATCAGAGTCAGTTTAGACGCAACCCAGACGTTCATATGATTAATCCTGAAATTTCTGGTGCGAATATTAAGCCAATCGAAAAGAAGAAGTACGAATCAGAAATTCAACAGGCATTAGATATCTATAAGAGCGTTGATGATGATTTCTTTAATATTGTTGATGGTCATGACGAAACGATCAAGGTGTATATCAACTCTTGCGTGAGAGATAAAACTACACCAGACGGTAAAGGGTTTATGGCTTTTATTAAAGCTAGAACTCAGAAAGAAATCGAAAAGGCTAAGTCAGCTGATGGTAAGGCAAAGAAAAAGGCTGCTCAGGATACAGCTGTTTCTCATGTTAAAAATCATATGGATCAATTTAATGCATTTTTCAGAATGCACAAATCATTACAACAGGCAAAAGATACGCTGAATACTGCACTATCTAATACTGTTGATACTGGATTTAAAACAACCATTCGTGGACAACCAGCAAAACAAGAAGGCTTTGTTGCTATTCGTGGTGGTCGTCCATCAAAGCTTGTAGATCGTGCTGAGTTTTCAGCTGCTAATTTTGCTGGTGGTGCATTCCAAAAAGCAGCAAAAGAGGAAGAAGCAGCGGCTGAAGACCTTAAGCCAGTTGTTACATCGTTTGGTAGAATGAACCCACCAACTCATGCTGGACATGGTGCAGTTGTAGGTAAGGTTGCTGATCTCGCTAAAGAAATGAAAGCGCCACATTCTATTGCTCTTTCACGTTCACAAGACCCAGTAAAGAACCCATTATCACCAGATCAAAAAATTAAACATGCAAAGCGTATGTTCCCTGGTGCTAATATAATGTTAGCAGATGAAGATGCTCCTACAGTTATCCAACATGTTAAAAACTTAAATAAAAAAGGTCATAAGCATCTTGTACTTGTTGTTGGTTCCGACCGTGTAGAAGAAATGCAAAAACTACTCGATAGATATAATGGCAAAGAATTTAACTTTAAAAAGATAGATGTAGTGTCAGCTGGTCAACGTGATATGGATGCTGATGTAGAGGAAGAAGAAGAGAAGCCAACTAAGGATGAAACACCAGAGCAGAAGAAAGCTCGTGAAGAAAAGAAGCGTCGTAACATGTCAGCAACTAAAATGCGTGGTCATGCTATCAGTGGACGCTATAGTGAATTTAAAGCTGGTATGCATCCAGAAGCACCTGAAGAACATACTAAAGAAATGTATCAAGAAGTTCGTCAAGGTATGGATATTAAGATCGGACCAGATACGCCTATTAGAGCTCTATTGAATCATGCTAAACGTAAAGATCCCATTGGCGTTAAAGCTCGTAGAGAAGTTGCTCGCCGCGAAGCTGTTAAAGAAGCAGAGGCTAGAGTTAAGCAAGCTAGAAAGCCAGTAAAGAAAGCTATTAAACCAATTAAAGAAGATGTTAATACAACAGCTGGTGTTGCTGGTTTAGGATTTAACAATGGCGGTCCTGCTGTTGATGACGAACAAAGTGGTAATTACGTAGAGCAAAATACAGCCGATTCAGACCAAAGAGATAACATACTTCATATGTGGATGAACGCCACACAACATCACCATAAACGTCTTGGATTTAAAGAATTCAGTCCTAAAAACAAAAGATAACTAAATATAAAGTCCGCAGAAAGCTACGGCAACCCTGCAATTGTTCAATGGTTAAGCCCAAGGGAAACACCAATGCTAAAAGATACAAGTCTCCAATCTAGTCCTCAGCTAGCTCTTGTAGAGCAACAAGGGGTTGCCGTAGTCCTTACCCCAAAACAGGTAATATCATTATACAAAAAATCACAGTATTCTGAAATCCCTTTTGATACTTTGAAAGAAGTATATCAAAGAGGATATTCAGAAAGCTTGTCCGAACAAGTAGCGTTTAATAGAGTCAATTCATTCATCTATGGTGGTAAAGCAGCTGAGCTAGATGAAGACTTAAATGAAAAGCGTGGGTTGTGGGATAATATTCACGCTAAAAGAGAACGCATTAAGCATGGCTCTGGTGAGCATATGCGTAAGCCAGGATCTAAAGGCGCACCAACAGCTGCTGACTTAAAAAATTCACAAACAAAAGAAGAATATACAGGCGCTGAAAAAGTATCAAAGAATTCAAATGATGCATCAAGTCGTTTTATTGGCACTAACTCTTTAACTGATGTATATAAGAAAGCAACACCAGGTTATACATCAACGGTAAAACGAGTAGTAAAAGAACATTGTGGTTGCAAAAAAGAAATGAAAGAAGACGCCAAAGGTTACAAAAACCCCAATGGTGGTTTGACTCAAAAGGGTCGTGATCATTATAATAGAGAAACTGGTAGTCATTTAAAAGCACCAGTAACCACACCACCATCAAAATTAAAAGCTGGTAGTAAATCAGCTAACAGACGCAAATCATTTTGCGCTCGTATGGGTGGTGTTGAAGGGCCAATGAAAAAGCCAAACGGAGAACCAACTCGTAAGGCATTAGCTTTAAGAAAATGGAATTGTTGAAATATAAATACAAACGTGGTAACACAAAATTTAAATATAATGGAGAAAGATAATGGAAGGTATTATTGGATTAGCCTTGTTGGCTTTGGTTGGATACGCAATTATTAAGATGACTAGAAAAACACAAGCTGAACCAGAAGTGGTTCCTGAACCAGTTGTTGCTAAGGTTGAAGAAGTAAAGCCTGCTCCAGTTGCTTCACTTGAACCAGTTGTTGAGAAGGCTAGAGAAGAAATTAAGACTAACATCGATGCCAAAACAGAAGAAATCTTTGTTAAGGTAATGGAAGAAGCTGCTAAGGTCGAAAAACCTGTTGAAGAGGTACTTAAAGAAGTAGTAGCTACAGTTGAGCCAGTAGTAGAAGAAGTTAAGGTTCAAGAGTTAAGAGTAAAAACAAAAGCTAAAACAAAAGCAAAGGCTATTGAAGCGGCTGTTGAAACTAAAGCAAAGGCAGTTACGGCTGCTACAAAGAAGAAGACAGTAAAGGCTAAGAAGTAATGGATGAACTAATCGAACAAATGAAGGTGACTCTTGCTAGCACCTTTGCTTTTTATCTAAAAACCCATGGGTTTCACTGGAATGTGGAAGGCGCAAACTTTCCTCAGTATCACGAATTCCTTGGTGGTCTTTGGGAAGAGACATTTGGCGCAGTTGATCCTATTGCGGAACACCTTCGCACTTTGAATGCATATGCACCAGCTTCATTTGTTCGATATACTGATCTATCTATTATCAAGGATGAAACAAATATTCCTCCTGCTATGTCTATGATGACTAAGTTGCTTACTGATAACACAGCTATTATTGAGCAACTAACAAAGACTCAAGCTCTTGCTGAATCAAACAAGAAAATGGGTCTAGCTAATTTCCTACAAGACCGCATCGACGCCCATGAGAAACATGGTTGGATGCTTCGTTCAATTACAAAGGCATAAAAATGGATTACCGTAGCTTAGAACATAAAATTAGAGATCTTTGGATTGCTGAAGCTAATCGCAATACAGAAATGCGCCGTAAGGTTGCTAATGTTGGTCGTCTGGAAGATAACGTAAAAGACGAGACATCTAAGCTAGGTAAGCAGGGTGAAATCAAGACTAAGATTATTGATGAAGCTGCTGACGGCGATGTAGGTAACGTTGTTGCTGATAAGAAAAAGTCAAAGCCAAAAGATAAAGACGATTCTGATAAGTCATCTGATAAGGCTGCTAAAAAAGATACTGACATGGATGACATGGAAGCAAAAACTATTAAGGGTGGTAAGACAGAAGTAGATACTGAACCAACTACAGATGACAGCACAGAAAATTCTTCTGATGAAAGCAAGAAAGCTAAGAAAGCAACTAATCAAGAAAACAAGAAAATTGGCGCCAAAGGTGTAAAGGAAGAAACAATGTTAAAATCAGATAAAAACCATGGTTCTTCACAGAGCCTAATTGATGCAATTACAGAAGCACTTAAGGGTAAGCAGCATAAGATTGACGCCAATCATAATGGCAAGATTGACGCACAGGACTTCAAGATTCTTAAAGGTAAGAAGAAGGTTGAAGAAGAAGTTGTTGATGAAGGTAATGCTAATCTTATCAAGAAAATTGAAAAGCAGAAGCCAAAGGCTGTAGAAAAAGGTTTCGATTATCCATCACAAGATCCAAAGTCAGCTGATCGTAAAACTTTAACTAGCTTCCATAAAGAAATTAAGAAATTTAATAAAGAAGAAGTAGAAGTTGTTGAAGAGGGTAGTGAGCCTGATGCAAAAACAAAAGCTCGTAATCCTCTAGTATATGGTGATAAGAAAAAATCAAATCCAATGGTATATCGTGATAAGCATCGTGATAATCCAATGGTGTTTGGTAAGAAAAAGGTTAAAGAAGAAGTAGAAGAGCTTGATGAACGTGATATGGGTAACAAAGCTAAGAAAGATGCTGTTGTTGCTGGCGTAGGTGCAAAGAATAGAGATGATCAGCATCTTGGTTCTAGAGGAATGAAAACTAGCGTTGCTGATAAGATTCGTGGACGTGAAAAAATGTCTGGTGTAGACCGTAAACAATATAAAGAAGAAGTTGAATTTTCAGAAGAAGAAATTGCTCGTATCGAAGAAATTGCAGCTTCAATTGATGAAGTAGTAACAGCACGTAAGCTTACTGCAGCTGATAAGGCAGCAAGAGCAAAGTATCTTGCAGGTCACAAAGCTAAGATGGCTTCTTATGCTCCACATGAAATTAAGGCTGATGCAAAATCATTTAAAGACCGCAACACGGAAACTGGTGACTATTCAAAAGAACCAAGTAAAATGCATAAGACCGGCTTGTTAAACACTTTAACTAAACAAGACACGAAACGCGATTAATATGAAAAACTTCCGTAACTGGCTAGAAGAAGCAAAAAAGAAAAGTAAGCAGTCAATGCCTACTACGCCTACTTCTGCGCCGTTACGTGGACAAAACCAAGATCAGTCTGGCTACAATGGTAAAAACAATGTAGCCGACTACACTATCTCTGATGAAAAGATCAATGAACTATCTCCTGAACTTGTAGGTAAAGTTAACAAAGCACGTACGGTTGGCGGTAAACCAAGTAAAACAGCTGTAGCAACTAAAACACTACAAAAAGCTGTCAATAAAGCTTGGATTAAAACTAAAGTTGGTACAATCAAAGAGATGATTGCTGGTGTTGGCAAACAACGAATTAAGCCAGTTAATATGGCTCAAACTACTGGTGGCCAGAAGAAAGATCCTAATGCTCCTTCTAATGTTAATGCATTACAGTCAGCTGCTAACTCAAGAGTATCTGCTTTAGATCAGGCTGCACAAAAACAAAAAGACTTACAGAAAAAAACTAAAGAAGATGAAATTAAAAAACGTCAGGCAGCACAAAAGAAATACCAAGCATCTCAACCAAAAGCACCAACGTTGGGTGGAAAATGACACCAGAAGAAATTCAAGCAGCTGCTGTTAGACCATTAATTAGAAACACTGATACTGTAGTGCAAGAGTCACAACCCAAACCAGTTATAGCGCCAGTTGTACGAGTTCAACAACGTAGTACGAAAGTAAAGATTGTTGGGCGTTCACAATATATGCGTGACATGTTAACTGTAGAAAAACAATAAATAAGAAAAAAGCTTTCCTAGGAGGACAAACTAATGGCACAATGGGGTAGAAACGACAAGTCTGTTACTGTTACAACCAGTACAACTAAAGAAACATCAAACGGCGCACCAATCGGAACTTATGCGCTTGTTAAGGCTGGTGGTGGTGATACTGCTCACCAGGGTAATACAAATGGCACTCGTGCTAACACTGATAAGACAATGTTCGGCAACACAACTGTTGGCGCATTTATTCCAGGTGTTGCAGTTGGTGTATTCGGCGTTGACGCAACTGAAGTAGACGTTAATGGCGGACCACTTGTACAGGGTGTTGTAAAATTTGCTGGTTCTGGCTACGCAGCAAACGCTGCTGTTACTGTGACAGTAACTAATGGTGGTACATCTGGCGTTGTCAATGCGCATGCGAACTCATGTGGTCGTATTGACTCAATTCTTATTCAAACAGCTGGTTCGGGATATAAGACATCTCCAACTATTACAGTTGCTGCTCCTGCACTAGTTATCTTTAATGGTAATAGCGCTGTTACTGGTGATTCAATTGCAATCACTACAGCAAATAGCAAGTTCCTTGTTGGTGACTATATCACTTACGCTGGAAATGCTACTTCAACACCAGCTCCTCTTGTTGATGGTACAAAGTACTATGTTGTTGCTTCAAATACATCAGCAATTAAAATTTCAGCAACCAAAGGTGGTGCTCCAATTACATTGACTGATGCATCAGGTGATAATACTACTGCTGGTGGTGCTACATTCCGTGGCGAAACTGCAACTGGTGCGGTATCTGTTGGTGGTGGTGATAACAAGGGTGTTGCTCATGCTGGTTGGGTTCTTCGTACAGAAGGAACTGGTGGACGTGCAGGTCGTGTTCAGTATGAAACACTTGTAGCTATGGGTTCACTTGGTGCAACCAATGCCAAGTACGGCACAGCAGCAACAACTGCAGACGCATCGGACGATACAGTACTTCCAGACGCTTAATATTAGACATAGGGGCTAAACAGTATGTCTAATGACTCAAAACGAGTATCGGAATTAACTCAAGCCTCTACCCTACATGCAAATGATAGGGTAGTGGTTCTCACTAATCCAAACACAGCAGCAAACGCTCAAACTATTACTTTGGCTAATTTTGGTTTAGCTATTGCTAATAATGGTATGCCTATCGCCAATTCAACACAACTTGGTGTTATAAAAATTGGTGATGGTTTAGCTATTGCAGCTAATGGGACAGTAACAGCCCCACTTCCTATTGCTTCTAAAACTGTCACTGGTGTTGTAAAGATCGGTGACAATATCAATGTTGATGTTGATGGTGTTATTAGTATCGACAATCTTGTTCCACCAGAAGGTGGTTCAATTGGATATGTATTTACTTCTGATGCAACAGGCGTTGGACATTGGCAAGCATTTCCAGGCGTTTATAATACAATAACACTCAATACATATGGTGCTAATGTTTATCCAGTATCAGCTAACGATAGTATTATTTTAGTTGATCCAAACGCTATTGGTTCAGACGTTAGAGTTATTCTTCCGATTGCTTCTGCGATTGAAGGTAAAGAAATTCTTATTAAAAACATTGAACCTGGTTATGAAGGCTATAAGGTCATTGTTACATCTGACCGTCCTAGCTTCTCATATATTGAAAGCCCAGTAACTGGTAATTTTGGTATTAAGTATGAAATTATCGATAGAGGACAGGCTGAAACTTGGATTCATGACGGTGAATTATATCGTCACCTAGCAACAGCACGTGCTATTCCTATTTTCTACACAGATGCTAATACCTATGCTCAGGTAGCAGCTAAAAATGCTAGTCATGGTACAAACTCATCAACAGATATTGTAGCTTACAATGACGAAGGCGATGAAATTAATGGTACTGGCCCATTCATTGATATGGGTATTGACGGTTCAAATTATTCTAATTCATTGTTTAGTTTATTTGGTCCCAATGATGGATACCTCTATACAGGTAATGCCAATTTATTAATTGGTGTTGATTCAGATAAAACTATTAAATTTTTTGCTAATGGTACTACATCTGATAAGAAAGTGTTGAGTATTAACTCAACAGGTATTACAGCTAATTTAAATATTATTCCACAAACTAATAGTGTTTCGCTTGGCGATGCAACTCATATGTGGAATCACACATATACTAATACGATCAATATTCCAGTTGGTTCTATTATTCAAAGTACAGTTGCTGTTTCAACAATTGTTAATGACGTAACGCTTCTTACTGTTGATAGTTTCAGTACTGGTTCTTCACTTCCAATTGGCACTGTTGGTAATAGCTCAGAAATTCCAGCGCCATGGACAGTTTATCAATTAACAGCTACACCAAGCCCAGCATTACAGGTTGGTGATGTTATTGGTGGTCCTGGTGTTCCGGTAGGTAGTTCTATCGCTTATGTTGGCAGTAGCTCCTACAGTGCATACATTGTAGCAAACACTACAAATTCAACAGCTGAAAATGGCGCAACTATTACTGTTGCACGTGCTGTAGTTAATCCAAGCTTTCAAATTTCAACCGGAACATCAACAGACATTGCTCTTATTCCAGGAGCTAATGGACATATTGCTGTTAATAGTGATATAATTCCAGTCAACACTAATCAGGTTAGACTTGGTTCACCAGCTAAGAGATTTAAAGAACTTTGGCTTGGACCTGGAACACTTTACGTAGCTGACGAAACACTTGGTGTTGATCAGGCCATTGGTGCTCGCGACGGCAACTTCTATATTAAAGGTGGTGCTGGTTTATCTGTTGGCGAATTTACTTTACGTGATAACACTATTGCAATTGCTAATTCTTCAAGAGATATTTTTGTTGGTTCAACACTAGCAACTGGTAATGTTATATTCAATAGACCAATTGCTGTTAAGAGTCACGATACCGGTAAAACTACATTTTCTGTTTCAAGAACTGGCAGAGTAAACATACTTGCACCATCTATTCCTCTGGGTGATATTGGTGCGGTTAGCATTATAGGTAGTAGTGATGGAGCTTATCAAAATGTTGCTGGTGCCGGTAACATGCTCCATATCACTGGTAATGATAATTTAGCAGGTAAAATTACTCTAGATGGGTTTGGTAATTCAATTGTTGCCACTGGTACAGCTTCTATTACAGGTAGAGGGGCAAGAGGCACAGCTAGCGCACCGCTTAATATTGCTAACAATGATGTAATTTTTAGAATGAGTGCTATCGGATATGCTCAAACTAACTTTTTAAGTATTAATACTGGTGGTTCACCTCACAGTATAGAATTTCAAGCTGCAGAAGATTTCATCGTTAATTCTACTGCTTCGCATTTAGGATCACGCATCAATTTTTATACTTCTCCGATAGGCCAAGCTCAAAGAACCTTATCAATGACTGTTACATCTAACGGTGTAAACTTTGATGCTGGTACTAAAGGTTTAAAATTTGCTGATGGTTCTTTCCAAAACTCAGCATTCAATTCAACATCCGCTGTAACAAGCATAAGCGTTGGTACTGGATTAAGCGTATCCGGAGCAACAGGTGATGTAGGTATTG